CCTAATTCTAATCGGGTAAAGCGGACTTTTTTCTTATCAGTAAAGATATGTCTGCCACGCAAAATCATGTGGATATACTCACCATTATCAGTATAAGTCTCGTTATCCATGATATAGAGCTTTCCGTTTTCGTAATCCGATACGATTAGCTGATTAACGAAATCCACTCCTATTTCAGCTCTATGCCTTCCATCCGCTTTATAACGGAGTTCAGACCAATAGCCTGTTGAACCATCATATAACCATGATTTACCAGCAGACGGAAAATTAAGCTGGTACATGGGGTGACCGCCTAACAAATAACCAAAACCAGACGCATCTGAAACAGTCGCGTAATCATTAATCAAAGACTCAAGTTCAAAATTCGATATTCTAGTAGGAGGGTTATAGCCGTTAAGCATCATAACTGTGGTCTGTCCTTCTAAATTCTGAGCAAGAAACGCATAAGATCCCATGAAGTTAGCCACAGACCATCTTGCCGCAAGTCCGTATTCAATATCGGCTTGCATAATACGAGAGTAAGGAAAACCAGACCCTCCGACATTAGACCAAAATTCTGTTGTGTGAGTGCCAAATAACGTCACTGTGCCGCGATAATTAATCACTCTTATAAGGTCATCAGGGTTAGATTCTGCTGTGGCAAAGTCTAAAGCTGACCAAGTGGTAGGAGCATAGTTGCCGCCACCCTTAAAGATTCCGGTTCCATCTTCATCTGTCAGGATTCTCGCACCTTGAAATGCACATGTATTTGGAGAGGTTGGACGGTCTAAATCACTTACCGCGGCTATTGGAGTGGCAGGGGTAGATGTGTCATAGGTGTATATTTCAGCTCCATCAACAATGATAATATTCGTACCATCGTCGCATATATCCACGCGGCCAGAGGTAGAGTCGATCGTACCTAAATCAGTTACGACCTTTGCATTATTAATGCTGTAGAAAGTGCCTCGATGGACGCCGTATAAAAGATTATTCGCTGGAAAAGAATGAAGTCCTCGCCACGGTGTATCACCTTTGTCTACCCATACTGTAAAGCCTGGAGTGCCATGAATGGAGATAGTAGTGCGGTCTTTTTCCTGATGGAATTCAAAATAAGCGTTTATCAGAGTGCTAGAGGTAACATTGGGAGATTTACCCTGTAATCCGATGCCAAATATCGGGGTTTCTGTTCTCATTTTCCAGCCACAATATCAGAACGGCCTCGACCATGCAGGACAAAAGAAGTCTCTGTTGCAGACAGGATAGGGAGATTGTTTTGGCGTTTTACAATACTTTTAGATTCTCCCGCTATTCTACGTGCCGTTTCCGGTATTATCAATCCAGACTCACCCTCAAGCTCTTGCGCTAGGTTAAATTGCAACATTCTGCGATAACCAGGCGGGAGATTGTGGACCTCGGACAATGAATCAAAAACTGTAAGGGGTTGCCAAGAGTTTAGTTTTAACGTCAAAGCGCCAGCAGGGACAGGGTAGACATATAAAGTGCCTAGCGTTACAGCTGGATCGTAAAATATCAGGTTAGGATAGCTTGATGTTACCGTTTTGTCGTAAATCGCATCATAGACCTCACGATTTCTAATAATCTTAACGCCATAGGCGATCGCGTTAGAATCCTCAAAATAGGTTCCTGTTTCAATACGGTCAGGTCTGTGAGTATCAAAATCACCACCTGAGCCGATGGTGCGACTTACTGTATTAGCAGGCCAAGTCAGGTCTTCTTGCCTAACTTGATATATCATCAGCCGTTCAATAGAGAGGCTGTCTAACATAGCGTTAAGAGCTTCTAAGCCGTCATTAGCTTGTGAGGCTGTCATTGCCTCACCTGTGCCCAAATCGCCTAAAATGCGATAAGCGCGCTCTATAATATCGTTAGCGGTTACATTAGGTAATGCGCCGGTTTCGAGGATAATAGGCATTATTCATCCAGTTTTGCTTTAATCTTTGCTGCGCTAAGTTTGTGATGAGGTTTCTTGCCAAATTTCAAAACATGCAATTCAACTAAATCATCACGCGAAAATTCTGGTGTTTCAGATTCTTTTTTTGCCTTTTCTTTTAGTTGACCGCAATTGAATTGCTCTTCTGTTACGGTTTTCCAGCCATTTTCTATATTAGCATCGGCCTCTACAGTGCCGTAGGCAATGTGTTTGCCGTGTTCGTGGTGTAATTGATAAATCATAATATCCCCTTAAAAAGACCCCCGAAGGGGTCAATCTATTAAGTTGTTGCAGGGGTTGCTAATGTACCTGAGCCAGCACATAAACCTGTAACCATCCACTGTGTAGCGCTAACGCCAACAAACCGATACTGAGTACCGATTAAGCCGCCAGTTGTGCTACCGTTATGGGTTAAAGTTAAATGAGTTGCCCCATCTAAGAATTGCCCTTCACTTACAGCAGTTGTGTCGATCATCATTTGCAAGCCGCCCATAAGGAACTCGCCTGCCGCACCACCGATGATATGACTGTTAGACGTAACTGATACGCTTACAGCAAAATCAAAGAAGATACCTTCTTCTGGTGTTGGTAATGTGATGATACTGCCAGCCGCCGTATCCAATAACACTAATGAACCTGACTCCTCAGATGTTAATATTTTGGTTGCGCCTGCTGCAACAACCTTTTGATGCAAGCCTAACGCCACACACCCATCAGTTGAACCGTATGATAATTGCTCTAAATTTGTAGATAAAGCCATGATGTTTCTCCTATGAAGTTATCCGTGAAGCCCACTCTGGGCGGATTGCTTTATAGCCGTATAATATATCGATACGAGTCAACATCTCATCGTTTCGTATATCAGAGGCTTGCCAGCAACGAAGGCTCAAGTTGTCATAAGTCTGCACAACACATTTAGCCGCATCAGCCATCATAGGCAGCTCAGCGGTTGCGAACGTGAAAGCGTCCTTGTGATACATGAGATTCTGAGTAAGAACTGCATCAGCAGCACCTACACCCGTAACAACAGCAGCCGTAACAGGTAAAGCACTAACATTCTGTTTAGCGCCAGAAGCATAAAGAGGCGGGCTGAATGTGTAATCGTTACCAGAAACGCCAGTCACAACCATTTGTTGTAAATGTTGGAAAGCGGCCTTAGTTTCTTTGTGAACCTGCTTAACAAGCGCGACAGTGAATACAGTACCCACGCTCATTGTTGCACCAGCTAAAGTTAGTGTAGAAACACCTTCCGCAATAGACGCATCATTGACGGTCATTGAAGTGTGATCTGCACCATTAGTATGAGCATAAACACGTTCATTCTCATAAAAATCAGCCATCGCTGTACGCCCAACCATGCCTTCACGATATTGCTCTTTGATTTGAGTAGAGTCTTGGAAAAGACCTTTTAAGCCATTAACAAGACCGCCCATAGTCACGGAATCCATTTGAATAAAACGGTTTCCATCTTTAGGGGCTAAGTTTTGGTTAAGTTTAGCACGAGCCGCGCCGGTTGCTGCGAGGTCAGTAGGAGCAGATCCCGCTGTACCTGCCAGGTTATACACGTCTTTAGTTACGCCCTGTAAAACATCTGATTCAATACCAGAGATTAATACAGCCATTGCTGGTTCAAGATGTTCTTTAGAGAAGTTTTCCAAATCAAGTGATAATTCACGAGAATTGAATTTCATATCTACGCCATCTTGAGTGGCAGTTACTAATGTAGTGCTTTGTTCTTCTGCATCTTGAACATCCATAACACGCGAACCTTGACGGCGCACATATTCTGCTGGTTTTCTGATGCGTAAGGAATCACCAATCTTGCCAGAGCTTTTACCAAACTCAGAGTCAAATTGACGGTTAATTGTGCCTAGAAAGGTGCTCTTTTCATGGGCTAGACGTAATAACTCTTTAGTTATCATGTCAATCGTTAGTATTGAATTTGCCATTTTATGTCTCCCGACATTAAATTAAATTATCGTCCTAACTGCTTATTACGCTTCTTTAAAAAAGATTCATAAGACTCACCTTCCACAAACCCGTCACTGGTCGTTTTAGCGCCACCAATAGGCTTAATAGGTGCAGGTGCTTTGGACGCCTGTTTTTTAGCGGGCGCTTTGCTGACTTTCATTTCCAGCTTGGCTATTTCCGCAATTTGTCGTCTTTCAGAGAGTTTTGCTATCTTTGCTGATTCTTTAGGGTTTTGACCTAAGAAATAAGCTACATCAGCTTGAATATTTGGATCGTCTATCTCAAAAATGGCATCAGCCATCCCTGCGGATATTCTAACGTCTTGAGAAAAAACCACATCTTCAAAGTCACTGTATTTATCAGTACCCGTTTCGATTAAATCGTCCCTTGCACTGTAATCTGTACTTTGTGCTTGTTCAGCCTTTGGCTCTTTCTTTGGGCTATTGAACACGTCTCTCGCATCAAGATATGCGTCCATAGTCTCAAAATCTTCAATCTTCGGCGCGGTGTCAGTCTTTGTCATGCGGGAGACATTTTCAGTTTGCGTCTCAAGCATTTTCATCAGACGGGCGTTTTCGCGCTTCATCTCTCTGTTATCACGAGCTTGCTTTGCAATTTTACGTTGCTTTAGATCAACTTTTGGCTTTTCGTCAGCTTTCGACTCTTCGCCCTGCTCATCCACGGCTTCGGCTGCCGTATCCTCGGTAGAGGTTTCGTCTGCTGCTTGAGCAGTATCGGGAGTTGGTGCTTCAACATCAGTATTTTCGGTCACTGTTACCGTTTCTTCATCAGCCATTTGGCCTCCTAGTTAAGTCTCACGACTTTACATCAGCTTGCGCTGTATTAGTAATATAGCATACCCTAATGTAATAACAACATTATTGCTGCTTTTCGGTTTCTTTCTATTTTTGCCTGTCCAATCAGATAAGTTAAATATAATTTCTTGTAACGTATATTTTCCTGCTCTAACTTTAATCTTAATATTAATTCAATATCCTGGTTTGTTTCAATTTTACGGGTTTTGAGGACTTTCTCAGCAATACGGTTAATAATCGGCGCAGCCTTCTCCTCTGGCTTGGTTTTCGGTACAAATCTTCGTCTTTCAGGTGTTGTGCCGTAATCAAAGTAGCCTCCTGCTGGTCTTTCCTCTGGAATCTCGGTTTCAGTCTGAAAGAACATCAACCAAGCTGGCCCCATTAATGTTGATTCAATCATTGCCGTTTGCCGATATGTAATACCCCGCTATTGTCACGCTAACATTCGTGTCTGTTGCTGTAGCCACTAAAGAAACTGCTGTGCTGGTTGCTAATTTAAGCCCCGTTGCCACCAATCTATCGTTTTTCAGAAAGTCAATCTCT